CCGACACATACACGCCCACCCCAACTATTACACCAACTACACCTGTTGGAAAAGACATTGATATTGGATTTGGGCCGGGCAAGTTTGCTCCAGAAGCTGCGGCTGACAAAGAAAAGCCGATGAGCAAAGACACCTTGACCCGTCTGGGTCTTGCTGGTGGTCTGGGTCTTCTGGGTGCAAGCACAGCCCGTAAAGCTGCTGCTTCTGGTCAAGCTGGCGCACAGCAAATACAAGGTCTTGCCGCTCCCTACCAAAAGCAAGGCGCAGAGTTGCAAGCACAGGCACAGCGCGGAGAACTCACGCCTGCTGGTCAACAGTCTTTGCAAGCGGTACAAGCGCAGGCTGCACAGGCTGCACAGTCCCGTGGTGGCGTAGGCTCACAGCAGACGCAGGCACAAGTAGAGGCATACCGCCAGCAGTTGTTGGCCCAACAGTATGACTACGGCCTGAAGTTGTCTGGTATTGGTGACAATATTGCACTGGGTGCTATCAAGACAGGTCTGGAAGCTGACCGCTATGTCCAGCAGTTGAACAACTCGTTCTACACAAACATGGCCTACATTGCTTCTGGCATGTCGCCGGGAATCCGTGTGGGAGGTACTCAGTAATGGCTGCGTTAGACAAAATCACGGGGATGCCTACGCTGCCAGTTACCAGCGCATACAGAGAATCTATTGCTCCCGCACCCAAAGGTCGTGTTGGCCCAAGAGAATATACACCCGCAGAACAAGAAATAACAAGTGAACTCACCAAAGCAACACAAAGAGTTGGTGAGGCTGATATAGAAATTGAAAAGGCAAAGCGTGAAGAGAAAGCGCGAGAGCTAGAAAGCAAAGCTACTGGTCTGCAAAAGTTTGCTCAAGACGTTGAGCAGATGCCTGAGAAGCAAGCATTAAAAGAGTTGCGCGAACAGCAGCGCGGTATGGAGTTCATCCCCACCAAAGACACAGCACAAGACATTGCGGGCTTGTTTTCGTTGATTGGCGTCATAGGCATGGTTGTTGGCAAAGGCAACGCTCAACAGGCTATGGGTGCTATGAACGGTATGTTGGAAGGACACCGCAAGGGTCGTGCTGACTTGTTCAAGCAACAGGCCTCAGAGTTTGACAAGAATTTCAAAGCCATGCAAACCAAAGTTTCTACTGCTCTTTCTGAGTATCAAGAAGCACTGGAGCGCAAGAAAACAGACAAAGAGGCTGGTGAGTTGATGGCTCAAGCTGCTCTTGCAAGAACAGAGTCTCCTTTGTTAAAAGCTATGAAAGACAAACAAGGTGACGTTGCAGTTGTAGAAACATTAAAACAAATGTTTAAATCCACAACTGAGACAATTCCCAACATGGTTAACAACTTGCAAGACAAAGCAGATGTTGAGCGCCGACACAGAGAAGACATGGCGGCAAGAGAACGCCAGCATCGTGAGACATTAGCGGCAAAAAGTGTTGCTCCATCTGATACGGCGGCTGACGTCAAAAACTTTCTTGGTGTTGATTTTGGTAAAGGCAAATCTGCTGAGGCGAAAAATGACCAAGTTGCTGGTGCAGCTAACGCAATGGCAGAAGCTATGTCTCTGTCAAATCTTGTACGTAAAAACCCTGAGGTTGTGGGTCGAGTTGGTCAAGCAAAGAGTTTTATTGACAAGTATGTTGGCTCCCTTGATAGCAACGGCATAGAGACAGACAAAACACCAAGACCTCAAAACCAGCAAGAACAAGAAGCCCTGTTGTTTGCAAAGAGGTATGCGGCCTACCTGATTCGTTATGAACAGGCGTTAGCAGGTAGCGCAAAAGGGTTTACCGTTGCATTTATGAAGCGGTTTAATGACTTGATGCAAAGCAACCAGTTCAACCCTGAAGGCTTTGATGGTCTGATGAAAGAACAAATCCGGGAGCTTGCTGCCCGTTCATCTGCTCTCAGCACAAAGATTACTGAAGACAACATGATGCGGTTAGGGATTGCACAAACACGTGACCCTGACGCACTAGAAACTTATGGTCGCATGAAAGGACAGCCTGCACCCGCTGCGCCTTCTGCACCCGCTGCTCCAGCCACCACTTCTGCTGTTGAACGTGGAACAGATGAAAAAGGTTCTTTCCACTACGAATACAACCAAGACAGAAGCAAGAGAAGGAAAGTTTATGACTGATAAAAAAGTCAGCGACTGGGAGGATATTCCCAAATCTTCTGGAGACTGGGAAGATGTACCTTCAACGGCAAGCAAGTCTAACCAGCCTTCGTTAGGTCAACACGTTTATGGTGGAGCCTATGGCTTGGGGACTAGCGTTCTTGGTGGGCTTGGTGACATTGAATCAATGGTTACACCTCCTGCCGTTGACCCTAAGTTGCGTGGCAAAGAAACTGTTTTTCCTACAACAGAAAATGTCCGAACAGGATTAACAAAAATAGGTGTGCCAAAACCAGCACCCGGTACGGAGCCATCTGTTACCTTGGGTGAGTTTGTTCCAGCGATTGCTGGTGGCGCACAGTTGGCAAAATCTCTTGGTACTTACGGCTTTGGTAAGGCTGCTGACCTTGCAAAAACATTGATGGGTCGTAAAACTGCTGCTCAAGCTGGAGAGGTTAGTAAAGAAGCTACAACCGCAGGTAGAGCCGCAGAAGAAGCAATAGCAAAGCAAGAGAAGTCTCAACAGCAAGCATTGGCTCAATCTGCTGAAAAACAATCACAGGCAGAACGTGCCGCGCAAAAAGCAGCGCCCACTGGAGAGCGTTCATTGCGAGAGCTGGCTGGCGTAAAAACAGCTTTTGAAGGCGGTCAATACAAACCTATTCCAGAAACTCCACAAAAAATTGGAGAGTTCATCCGTACACAAGCAGACAACTTCCTGAACTCTATTAAGTCGCAAAGAAGCAAGGCTGCTGACGTTAACTTTACAAAAGCAACGACAGGTGCAAAGCAAAAAGAAGCCGTTGGTCAATTTGTGGACACCGCGCCATTACTTGCCGAGATGGATGCTTTGATTGCCAAAGGCGGAACAACAGACTACCTGAACTCTATTCAGCGTTTGCGTAATGACGTTGCCGCTACAAAAGGTTTTGAAGGCCTTGAGGTCATTCGTAGACGCTTGGGCGATGCTGCTTATGGCTTGCCAGAAGAAGGCTATAAAGCTATTGGTCAAAGATTCAGCCAAAAAATGTATGACGATTTGGCTGGTCAAATGCGAGACTTTGACAAGAGTTTTGCCAAATACTTGGATGACTACAAACGCTTGTCTGAGCCAATCCGTGTGTATGGAACTAAGGTTGGCAAAAGCCTCACACAGACAGAAGATGCCGCTGGTCGGTACATTGCAAAACCACCAGAAAAGGTGGCAGAAGAAATGTTTAGCAGCCCTCAAAACTTTGACAGATTTGTTGAGGCTGTTGGTGGAAATACAGAAATTGCCACAGCCGCTGCAAGGCGTTACTTTGCTGGAAAACTAGAAACAGCAAAGACACCAGAAGCGGTAGAAAAGATATTGCGCGACAACCGTGAGCTGCTGAAGAAAATAGAACTGACCGGGGCCAAACAGGATATTGAAAAGTACCTGTCCTCTTTGAAGCAAGCGAGTACGCGCACCGAAGCAGCCAAGAGCATTGCCTCAGAAGCAAAAGAACTTGACAAGGTTGTTGAGCAAAGACTTAAGGGTGTATCGAAGGCCAAGACGCTTATGTCTGACGCTGTGGAATCTTTGTCTTCAGCCAAGCCCGGAAAAGCCATTGAAACATTTGAAAGCTCTGTGCTTCCCAAAATACGTGAAGCAGAAGCCCAAGCAGGCACACGTTTGCTGTCAGACCAGCAGATTAATAATTTGCGTCAACAAGTTCAAAAGTTAGAGCAAATATCTGACAAAACGCAGCGCACAAGAATCATTAGCGGTATTCTGGGTTCGTATGTTGTTGGTCAAGCTGGTGTCAGCAAAATTAAACAACTGTCTGGGGCAGAGTAATGGCTAAGAAAAAAGAACGTGGCATCAACCCGGAACTTGAGAAAGCTATCAACACGTTGATGGCTACTGTGATGACTGACCCAGAGGCGTCCATCACAGACAAGATGAAGGTGATTGACCGTGCGCTCAAGATGGAAGCCCTCAAGATGAAGGATTCTGACGATGAGTGGGGTTCTGGATTTGGATTAGACGATGATGATGATGCGTGATAACATGATTATGTCATTATCAAAAGGAGTCCTACATGGATGCTGCGTCCGTCATTCGCCTAGCGTTAGAGGTCATCTCAGACCGCTTAATAACCATTCTGGCTCTCTTAACATCTTGTGGCCTAGGCTGCTGGACGATGTGGGGGCCGCAGTGGGAGAGGGTCGTAACACTAGCAATTTACGTATTTTTCGCGTATCTTCTGGTCAACTCTAAGGAGAAAAAACATGAGTCTGAAACCTAAACATCCTGCTTTCAAACCAGAGCAGAAACACCAGCGTTCGTCTGAAGTCAACCAGCAGATTGCTGGCTCTACTCGTCCTCAGTTGCCCCGTGATGGCTCTGCTAACGGTCAAAACCATGTCCGGGATAGGATGCCTGCTGGCTTCATCTCTACGTGGGCTTTTGGTACGGGTGACCAGACCAAGTATTCCACCACCTCTGGCGGTGGCAAGAAGGTGTACTGATGGCTAATAACATCCCGTTTCAGGCCCAAGGTAAGACGTACAAAGCAAACGTCACAACCAGCAGCCAGACTATCACAATCACGGCTGACAGCCCTTGTAATCAGTTGTTGGTGTCAAACCATCAGCCAACTGGTTCTGGTGGTCAGCCTGTGTATTTTTTGGTTAGCTCTAACGCAAGCGTAAGCGTAGCAGCACCCTCTAACGGTTCACCTCAGTATTGCTTGGTTTCTGTGCCGGGTTCGATTAAGTCGTTCACTGTGCCCAACCAATTAAGCTCAGGTAACGTCTACGTTGCCTTTATTGGTGAAGCAGCATCTGAGTGTTACTTTACGCCCGGTGAAGGGTTCTAAGGGGTAAGCTATTGACCCGATAACCGCATTTGCTGCTTGCAAGGCTGCTTATGCGGGTATTCAGGGTGCTATTGGCATCTACCAAGACCTCAAGAGGACGGGTAACGACCTGTCTGGCATTGCCCACGAAGTTGGTGGGATGCTGTCTTCTTTTTTCCAAGGTCAGCAGCACCTAGAAGAACACTACACCCAGAAAAAAGAAGAGCAGAAGAAAGACGCTGCTTCTGGCAAACCCCGTAATGTCACGATGGAAGCTATCGACAACGTGTTGATGGTCAGACAGATTCGTCAGTATTACAGGGATTTGGAGCAGATGGTCAGGTGGGAGTTGGGTATGCCTGACCTGTGGGCAGAGATTGTGGAAGAGCGTGACAGGCTGCTGAAAGAGAGAAAGATTGCCAAACAAGAAGCAGACCGTCGGGAAGAGCAAGCAAGGCTAAAAAGAGAATATTTGATGTATGTATTACGTCAGCGCGTTTACCTTGTTATCGCTATCATTCTGGGGGTTTGTTCAATCTTTGGGTCTGTATGGGCAATAAAGGAACTGGTGGAAGCGGACAGGATAAGACGGTGGGGATACTGAGGGTCACCATCTGGATTCTGACCGCTTTACTTGTTGCCGTTGTTATGGAATTATCTTACTGGTGGGCATCAGAAGAGAAAATCATTGCTGACCGCAAGATAAGCAAGCTCAAGAGGGAACTGGAAATCTGTCGAAGGGAACAGGACAATGAATGACCTACTCAATCTACTTAAGGGTATCGCGCCGACACTCGCGACAGCAGTTGCCGGGCCACTGGGCGGTGCTGCCATTACTGCTCTGGCTAGTAAGTTTGGCGTTTCTGACAGCGTTGAAGCTGTGGCAAAGGCTATTACTGATGACCCAGCAGCCGCCGCGAAGCTCCAAGAACTAGAGTTGGAGTATGCCAAGCTAGATGCTGCTGACCGTGCTGATGCCCGCAAAGCAGAGGTGACGATGGCTACCAGCGAGAACGTCCCTGTGCTGAACAAATCTGTGACGCCAATCCTTGCCATCATTATTGTGATTGCTTGGGGATTCATTCAGTATCACCTGCTCACGCACATTGTCCCCAACGAAATGCGTGAAATCATTATTCGTGTGCTTGGAACACTGGATGGTGCGCTGGTGATGGTTTTGTCTTATTACTTTGGTGCAAGCCACAAGCATTGATATGCAACTCTCAGAACACTTCACACTAGATGAGGCTACGTACAGCGAGACAGCTATTCGTATGCACATTGACAACAACCCAAGTACGCTGCAACTTGAGAACATGAAGGTAGCGGCAGAGAGACTGGAGGCCGTCCGTGCAGTTACTGGAGCTTTGCGCGTTAACTCTTGGCTTCGCTTGCCTGCTGTCAATGTGGCAGTTGGAGGGAGCGCAGTCTCATCTCACATGGATGGTTGGGCTATTGACGTTTCTAGCTCTAGTCATACACCTTATGAGCTATGCCAATTAGTAAAAAAAGCTGGTATCAAGTTTGACCAGATGATTCACGAATATGGTCGCTGGATGCACATCTCTTTTGCTCCTGAGATGCGTCAGCAAGAGTTGACCATCTATAAACCAGAGGGCAAGTACAAGCCCGGTATCCTGACAGAGGCTGAGTACCATGCCTAAGAAGAAGCCCAACCTATCTGTCGGACGGGGTGAGAAGCTCTCTGTGAAGTCAGGTGGTGGGCTGACTGCAAAAGGTCGTGCCAAGTACAACAAGGCCACTGGCAGCAAGTTAAAAGCTCCTACCAAGTCTGGCCCCCGTCACAAGTCGTTCTGCGCTAGAAGCAAGAACTGGAAAGGTGAACGGGGTAAAGCGGCACGTAAGAGATGGGGATGCAGATGAAGAAGACACCAAAAGCAAAGCGCGGGTTGTACTACAACATCAACAAGCGCAGGAAAGCTGGTCTGCCAGCAAAGAAGCCCGGACAGAAGGGTTACCCTACTGCCAAGGCTTTCAAGAGAGCAGCAAAGACTGCCAAGCGTTAAGGTGCTGGCAGTAAGCCACCCTCAAACAAGTATGTGCCAAAGTGCCCCAGACGCACCCACGGAGCAGCCCATATCTTGTGACCGTTCAGGCGGGCCACACGACAGAAGTGGTAGTCCTCTGACAGCAGACGCTCTGTGCCGGGTTCTATAGAGCAAGCAAAGTATTCAGTGATACGTGCATCCTGAATGTTGCTGTTGATGATGGCTACATCGTTGACATAGCTCTCTACCTTGTCTTTCAAGTCCAGCAGCACTTCTCTCTTGATGAGCATGAACCCTGTACCACCTGCCCAGACTTCCACAGGTTTGTCCACAGGCACAGTCACAGCCCCTGCATAGTCCACAAGGTTGACCACTAGGGAACCTGTACGCTTTGCTAGTTCGTTGACAGGTGTACCGTCCTGCACAGCCTTCTCGACTGCATGCCAGTTGATTTCCTTCTTGGGGTAGATGCCGCAGATGATGCCAACATCAGCAGCAATCATCGGAGGAATGTCGTTAGGGTCAAACTTAATGTCTGCGTCAATAAATAGCAGGTGGGTACATTCTGATTTCAAGAACTGGTGAACAAGAGCGTTACGCCCGCGCTGTATCAAGCTCTCGTTGAACATGCTGGAGAAGCTCATATCCATGTCGTGATGCTTCATCACGTTAGTCATGGCGACCAGAGAGTTGGTGAAGTACCCTGTACACATGCCACCGTACATAGGTGTAGCTACAAAGATGTGTGTCTTTGCCTTCTTGACTTTCTTCTTAGCCATTGTTGTTACCTTTCTGGTCTGTCTTCATGATTTCCATAGCGTCAGAATAGCCAGAGGTGTAGGCGATATTCCAGATTTCCTGCAAGCTCATGCTGATGAGGCGTTGGCTGTACTCAACAGCGTTCTTGCCCTTTTCCAGCGAGTCTTTGCTAGGTTGAATTTGTTGTGGTTGTGTCATGAAATGTCCTCTATACGTAGAACGTATTTGTTTGTTTTTGCTGACTTGCGCCAGCCGTGTACGTGAATCTTGATACCAGCTTCTCTGACCTTTGCTACCGTGTCAGAGGACTGAATCTTCTTTATCCTGTCTGCAACAGCACTAGCAGTCACTTGCACTGCAAGCACTTCATCTCTTTTGATTGCCAGCAGGTCACACCACCCCCAGAGGTCTTTGCGGATACGTGCAAAAGGATTCCAGTGTTCCACGATTTCAACGTGGTAGCCTTGCTCTCGCAGGTAGTCCAGCGACCTTTTGGTGGGTGATGTTTTAGTAGCCATCAGAACGGAATAGAGTCATCATCATCAAACTTCTTGTGCGTCACCTTTGCATAGGCAGGTGTCACTTCCTTGTCGGTCTGACGTTGCTTCTTGCTCCAGTTATCTTCTGACAAACTGAGGAGGTTGTAGCCCCTGCTGGTGGGTTTCTGCCATGCTGCCAGCTTCAGCTTCTCCCCGGCCTTGTAGTCCATCTCTAGGACGATGAAGCCTTTGAAGTCGGGAGACTTGTCACCCTTACGCTGTGCTTCTTCTTCCCAGTACATCACGCCCTTTCCGGGCTTTTCGTTATGTAGGTTACTCATTGGTTGCCTTTCTGTAGTGATAGCGGGCAAACTCTGCGCCGCCTTGTTTAACCATCTCTGTAAAGATGGGGTGTCCCTGCTTTCTAAAAACTTCGATATGTGCAGCAAGTCTGAAACTCCCGTATTTATCTAGGGCTTCTTGTGGGGTAATCGGCCCTATGTCCATCAGGTGTTTCAGAAGATTTCCTCGCTGAGTCCCGTGTCTTGAGAGGGCAGAGACTTTGGGGCTTTTGGGCCTTGTGGTACTCCCAGTGCAACAAGCTCAGTACGCAGCTTGAGTTTCTGGAAAGAATCTAGGTTGCCGAGAATCTCGTCATTCTCTTGTTCCAGCGCGGCAAACTTCATAGGCTTTTCAGCTTCTGTAATCTTGAGAGAGTTGTGGATTCTGAAGACCATCTGAGCGTAGCCACCTATCCATTCTTCCTTGGTGTGGTAGGCGGCATAAGGCTCTTGTGTGTTGGGTACATATAGTTTGTAGGCTCCAGACGCTTCCTGAACATCCTGTACCGCAGTCGGAAGTACGTCTTCCACCCGCTCTGCCATGCCCATGTCTTTGGGTTGGTTCTGGGCTTGGGTTGGTTTCTCAAAGTCAGAGACTTCTTCCGGTGTGTATACCCCCACGACACAGCCCGGATAGACAGAACGGATGCCCTCTGAGATAACACGGGCACGGAGCATCGCTCGGGGATAGTTCTTCCAATTATCTTTGTTGGCAATCCCAATCCTCTTTGCTTGTTCAAGACTCCAAGACAGTTCAAGTGTGCCCCCTTGAGGGTGGCTAAATAGGCCCGTGACTTTTGCATCTGTGTATTCCTTCCATTCAACCTTGCCACCAGCCTGCTGGAAGCGGGCCAACATTGCGTCTGCTTTCAGGGCAGGGCGTCCTTGTATTACGTGAAAGTCACGCATAGCTACAGCGGGGTGTAGGTTCTCTGCTTGGCACAACAGCATGATTGCCATAGCTTCTTGTGGGTTCTTAAACCCGAACATCTTGCTACCAGCAGCTACTTCTGCCATTTGTTGCATGTCGTTAAAGGGAACGATGTTGCTCATTTCAAACTCCTTGGAGGTATTCTTTTTCGTAAATGTTTACCCAGAAATCAAACGGGGCTAAGGCGGGTTGTCCGTTGTACTCTCGTAACTCCCAGTCGGCGTGTGGGACTCTTGTTGTCAGAGAATCAAGTGCGCCTTGTGCCATCGTTTTTCTCTTGTAAATGCCATCGTATGCGCCTGTTTTGCGGTCAAAAACAATCCATCCGTTATTCATAAAAACTTCTCCAAAAGAGTGATTGCGGTATCAATGACTGAACTTGTAGCCATGATATAAATTGCAAAGTCGGTGTTAGTCATGCTTGCCCTCTCTGGCTTTCAGCATTGCGTCTGCCATCTTGTAAGAGGCGATTGCAGTCTCTTCTTGACCGTTCTCGACTTTGTATTGATAGTCTGAACAATATCCCTGCATGGCATGAATGGCTATGTAATCACGCAAGGTCATGCCTTCTGACATGGTGGTGACCCCGGTGGTGGGGTGACGGTGTTGGTAGGGGTATGCGTACATGGTGAACCTCACTTGATTAAGAAACGGCGGGAACCGGGAACTTCCACAACAAACTGTTGGTAAATGTCTGGCATGGCTTGCTGGAACAGGGTGGAGGAGAACTTCTTGCTAGGTTTAGCGTTCTTCCACGTAGCTATCACTTGGCCTTCTATGTTGGCAAGCACAGCGTTGTCACCCATATACCCGGAGATAAGGGTCTGTAGAGCCTCCTCACGCTCCTCTAGAGCCTTCTTTTCTCGCTTGATAAGGGCTAGGTGGCGGCAAGCCTCTTCTACGCTTGCAGAGGCCATCTTTGTGTTACCCCCATCTGTGGGGTACATGAGTTTTACTTGGTCGGTGGACTCTGGTGGGAGGGGTTGCTTTGTCATCACCCGCGCCCAGACCTCTGCCATTTGTTTTATCAGGTCATTCTTTTGTTCTTCATGTATGTCAAAAGAGCAGAGGAAGAACTCTTGACCACCGAATAGGACAGCCAGATAAACCTTTTCCACCCCGAACACGGTTGCCTCATGTACGAGTTGAGCCATATCAGCAGCAGGGATGATTCCAGACTCAGCATCGAACTTGTTGCGTACAGCAGCGTTGTAGTTCTT